TAATGATTCTTCCCAATCATTAAAAAGCATTACACCTTTTTGTTTTAACCTATTATATATTTGTGCCGTTAATACTTCTATATCTAAATTTAATACTGATATCCAATCATTTATATTCATTTTTATTATTATTATTATTATTACAGATCTATGTCTGTATTATTACAGATCTATGTCTGTATTCTATTTTATTATATTAGTCACCTTACATTATACTGTATTTTGCGATATATGTCAAATTTTTCAGAAGAAATATGGTTAATTATCCTAATCTTCTGCTTCTATTTCAATAAGATACGGTTTCCATGTCTGAGACACTAGATTAGATCCAAATGAACCACAATCAAAATATTGTCCATCATTACCCGAAGTATCTGTATAATATGCATGTAAACTACTCGCCGGAACTGCTTGAACATATTTACCCATAATTCCTTTGATATCCCAGTGGTTACCTTTAACATCAGTTATATATCCAATTTCAGGATATTTTTTAACTGTAATAGTACCTTGTATTTCACAAGGTGTAAATGTTGTAATATTAATCATAAATATGCTATTATTTCAAGGACTTCCAATTGACTACATCGTACTTTTTTATATTTTGTTAATGCCTTAACATCAGAAATCTTAGCTCGAATTTTTAACAATTTGCCATATTCATAATATTCTTTTGCATTTGCTTTATCGTACCACATAGATAATCCAAAACTATTTTCATTCTCGCATATCGGATCATATTTCCAATCACTTATAATTCCAATATCATATTTTACATTAAAGTCATATACTGAATACATGTCTTCACGAACAGATTTATATCCGTATACATATCCATCTTTAACTTCATATCCACTATCAATTAATTTTTCGATTTTGATTTCATCGGTTACATAGTTCCAATTATCTTCACTTATAGTAAGACCAAATTCTTTTATAAATTCTTCACTTAATTGTTGATAATCACTAATAGAATACCAATTAACCAAATCTTTATGTTCGTGAATAAATTCTTCACTTAATTGTTGATACTTACTTATAGAATGCCAATCTACCAAATCTTTATGTTCGTGAATAAATTCTTCACTTAATTGTTGCTGCTGACTAATATATTCCCAATTTACTAAATTCTCAGTTTCAATAATAAATTCTTCACTTAATTTTTGAAACTGAGAAATATAGTCCCAATCCATTAAATTCTTATGTTCACGAATAAATTCTTCACTTAATTTTTGATACTTACTAATAAAAAACCAATCTACCAAATCCTTATGTTCCCGAATAAATTCTTCACTTAATTTTTGTTTAATACTAATTTGTTTCCAATTTACCAAATCCTTATGTTCGCGAACAAATTCTTCACTTAATTTTTGAAATTGACTAATAAAAGACCACTCTACTAAATCCTTATGTTCCCGAATAAATTCTTCACTTAATTGTTGTTTAATACTCATAGATCCCCAATCTACCAAATCCTTATGTTCCCGAATAAATTCTTCACTTAATTTTTGAAATTGACTAATAAAAGTCCACTCTACTAAATCCTTATGTTTGTGAATAAATCCTTCGCTTAATTGTTGTTTAATACTCATAGATACCCAATCCTTACTATCTTCTTTCATATCTTCTTTCATATCTTCTTTCATATCTTCTTTCATATCTACACCATTAATCTATTATTTCAAGGACTTCCAATTGACTACATCGTACTTTTTTATATTTTGTTGTTAATGCCTTAACATCAGAAATCTTAACCCGAATTTTCAACAATTTGCCGCATTCATAATATTCTTTTGCTTTTTTCGTATCATACCACATTGATAAACCAAAACTAGTTTCATTATTACAAATTGGATCATAATGCCAATCATTAATAATTCCAATATCATATCTTATATTAAAATCATATACTGAATACATGTCTTCACGAACGGATTTATATCCATATGTATATCCATCTTTAACTTCATATCCACTATCAATTAATTTTTCAATTTTGATTTCATCAGTTACATAATTCCAATTATCTTCACTTATAGTAAGATCGAATTCTTTTATAAATTCTTCACTTAATTTTTGATACTTACTAATAGAATGCCAATCTACCAAATCTTTATGTTCGCGAATAAATTCTTCACTTAATTGTTGATATCGACTACTCCAATGCCAATTTACCAAATCCTTATGTTCAACAATAAATTCTTCACTTAACTTCTGTTTAATACTAATCCAATACCAATCTACCAAATCTTTATGTTCGCGAATAAATTCTTCACTTAACTTCTGTTTAATACAAATCCATTTCCATTTTATCAAATTCTTATGTTCAATAATAAATTCTTCACTTAATTTTTGATATTGACTAATATAATACCAATATACTAAATCCTTATGTTCAACAATAAATTCTTCACTTAATTGTTCATTTCGACTAATCAACTGCCATTTCAAATCACGAATATCATTTAATTCATCTTTCATCTAACTCCACCACCGTTCGTTGGTTCAAAAATTTGGTTCTTTGACTGATTATTACAATAGTGTAACAAAATAAATTTAACATGTCAACTCTTTTTGTACTAAGAATGTTGCAAAACCACATCATACATGATATAATACATGCATGACATATGACACATTGGAAAGTTTTGTGAAATCTGAACTTCCTGATAATCCAGAGCAAAAGCCAATTGATTTTACTGTAATAAGTAATGAGTTTATCAATTCTGCATTTGAAAATCGTATTTTCGATTCATTGAGATCGGGGCCTAATGCTACATGGGGTATGCTTACTACTGTCTTAACTAAATATAAACATGTAATAGCATCTAATAAGGAAAGTGCCGTATTTTTTATTCCAGCTTCATTTCGTATGAAAAATAATAAAGCAATCGTATTTGCAAAATATACTGCATATGATGAAGAAAAAGGTCTTGGAAAAGAAAATGAAACAAAAATTGATGCATTGGGTAATTCGTATGTAGGCAGATATGGTATTAATATTCTCAATTGGTCTATGATTCCTATTGATGTTGATGATGGAATATCTATGGAAGAAGCTAAACATAGATATAAAAAATGGGAACATATTGGATATACATCATTTAATCATAAAAAAGATGATAAAATAGAAAAATTTAGAATATTAATTCTTCTTAAAAATCCCGTATCCAATGAAGATTGGCAAATACGTAGAAATTCAATTAAAAAATTATTGGGTGATGGTATTGACAATACTTGTTTATCGGCAGCTCGTGGATTTTATTGGGCATCATGTTCTAAAAAGAATATAGATAAAGCAGAAGTATGGCATAATAAAGGTAAAACATTAGATCTATTAAATATATGTGAAAAAGATACTGTTATAGTTCATGATCCAACAGTGTTTGAACATGTATCAGATGCAGAAAAAGGTGAATTACTTAATTCATTAAGAAATACCAGAATACCTGATTATGATACATGGTGGAAAATGATATCAGCTATGATAACATATGGATATACATCAGGTGATTTAGAATATGTATCAGCCGGTAATCCGTTACATCAAGGAATTCATGGCGGAAAATCTTCTGGTGATTGTAGAAAATACTGGAAGAATGTACAAGGATATAACTATCGTGTTGGAGGTATTAGTCCAGGGTTTTTATGGAATCTTGTTAATGATGGTTCAAATAACATAAAACCTAAAAAAATTAACTCATTAGAAAATATATTACAGAAATTTAATAAATGAAAAAATATACAACAAATGATATAAAAGTTTTAAGTGATAGAGATCATGTTAGACTTCGTACATCTATTTATTTGGGTAATACGTCTGAATGCTCATATAAATATCCATTATTTATTAATGATAATTTTGATGTTACCGATGTAATATTCGTCCCCGCTGTCTATAAATCTATTAATGAAATAATCGAGAATGCAATTGATGAAATTTTACAGATTAATAGTAAAAATAAAATTGTTACTATAACTTATGAATTAGGCAAATTTACTATAACTGATAATGGACGTGGCATTCCTATTGATAAACATGAAACAGGAAAGTTTACGCCAGAAGTAGCTTTAGGATCATTACGAGCAGGTAGAAATTTTATTGATAATAAGGAAGTCGGTGTCATAGGGCAGAATGGCGTGGGTGCCGCTTGCGTAAATTACTTGTCAAAAGAGTTTTCTGTTGTTATAAATCGTGATGGTAAATTATATCAACAACAATTCTATGATGGTGCTAATAAAATTTCTAAACCATCAATTACAAAGGGACCTAAACGTACAGGAACTTCTATATCATTCGTATTAGATGATTCAGTATTAAATTCTGTCGCGATTCCAGAAAATATGTTAGAAAATCGTGCAATGGAATTGGCCTTTACAAATCCTGGTGTAACAGTATCATATAATAAAAAGAATTTTAAATATAAAAAAGGTCTTGAAGATGTTGTAAAAAATGTAATTGAAAAAAACTTGTTGGATACAGCAACATATACCAAGTTTGAATATAATAATGGTACATGTCAAATGGAGTTTTATGTTATATTTGGTATAAACAGAAGCGTTGATGAAGAAGTATTTACATGGGTTAATAGTTCTATGCTATTTGATGGTGGTATTCTTAACACACAATTTATGAATACTTTTATTGCACAAACTATTACATATCTAAGTAAACAAGCCAAACGTGATAAAATAGAAATTAATCGTAATGATGTACGTAGAAACATGTTAGTATTAGGATCAGCAAAAATAAGTGATCCTGTATATGATGCACAATCTAAGTTACGTTTAACAGGACCAGATCTTAAAAAAGAAATTAATGTCATGATTGAATCTGGATGGAAGGCTTTTGTTAGACAAAATAAACTATGGTTAGAAGAAGTGTTGTCTGTTGCCGCTGAAAGACATCATTCTGCACAAAATAAAAAGGCTGTTAAGAATCATCAGAAGACGCTTAAGAAGAAAATAAAAGGATTAGTTGATGCAACCAATAGAACACGATATAAGTGTTCTCTATTCATTACTGAAGGTTTATCGGCGGCATCACAAATAGTTGATGTTCGAGAACCAGCGTTACATGGTTCATTACCATTAACTGGTAAAATAAACAATGTTTATGGATTAACACCAGCACAATTATTAGAAAAAGGTAAAATAACTGATTTATTAACAGCGATTGGATTAATTCCTGGGAAACGTGCATCCATAGGCGAATTGCGGTATGGAAAAATAATTTTAGCTACTGATTCAGACATAGACGGTGGCGATATTTTTTGTTTATTAGTTAATGCATTTTATCATTTTTGGCCGGAATTATTTGATCCGAATAAAAAGCCTATTGTTTTTAGACTTATAGCACCTAATGTAGTCGTATCTAAAGGAAAAACAAGAATTCATTATCCGTCGCTAGCAGAATATAAAAAACATGTTAAGAAATATGATGATTGGGCAGTAGAGTACATGAAAGGATTAGGATCTATGTGGAAATCTGATTGGCAAATGTTAATTAAAGATTTAGATAATTATCTTATTCCTATTCAAGATGATGGAAAAATGGATACAACATTAGAATTGTTGTTTAGTGATAATGTAAATGCACGGAAAGAGTGGTTGCAGTAATATCAAATATGGTATACTATGAATATAGAAGAACAATTTCACAAACATTTACGACAATTATATTATGAAGATCTTAGCAAATTAGTCTCATATGATGGTAAACAACGTCGTGCAAGAGTAAAACATTCAAAAAATTGGTTAAATGTTGATGAAACACACAATGAAAGTATTAACTTAAATACTTATAATAATCCCGTATGGTGTTGGTCAGATCAACACTTTAGACATAAGAATATTCTTAAATATTCAAATCGTCCATTTAAAAATATCGTAGAAATGGAAGATATAATGATCGAAAATCATAATGAAATTGTGGGAAAAGATGATTATTGTTTTTGGATAGGTGATTTTAGTTTTTGTAATAATGAAGATTCTAATGCTATATTAAAAGCATGTAATGGTCACCATATTTTAATAGTTGGTAATCATGATTTCCGTAAAGGAAAAATAAAAAATATGTGCTTTGAACAACAATTTATTATTAAACATGTTTTTTATGATGAAGTTGATATGATTTTTAGTCATTATCCTATGGATAACCTACCAAAAGAATTAATAAATATACATGGACATGTACATGCTGGTACTGATACGAAAATTAATACATCAATACAACATATCAATGTTAATTGTGAATTTTGGGAATACAAACCATTAAGCATGAATAAGATAATAGAAATAGCAAAAATAAGAAAAACAACTATTGAGGAGAAATAATAATGAGTATAGCAACATATTTACATGATACAAATAAAATTGAATATAAACGCGAAACTAATTTTGAAGAATTTCATAATAGGTTTAAGCAGCTTATTGTAGAAGGTAAAAAAACCCCAGATATGAATAATAAATCATTAAATGGTATATCTTTTGATGCAGCAGATATAAAGCTTACTGCCGTTAATTACATCAATACAAAACTAGATAATAATAAAACTGTGTTTGAACGTATAATCAATAAATAACACCACTTCGAATAACATAAAAATAGAGGATAATAAAAATGGCTGAACAAATTTGTATATTAAAATTAAATACGGGCGAAGAAATATTAACTAAGACGGATTTAGACATAGAGAATCCTATTCTTTCAAAACCATTGAAGTTTATGGTAACTGGGGTAAATAAAAATACCGGACAAGCAATGGTTGATCTTATTCCATTTATTATGGGGTGTCCAGAAGCAGAAGGTATTATTTTAATGCGTGATGCTATTATTACGATAATACCAGAAGAATTTGTGGCGAAACAAATGTTAGATGAATATTTACAACGAACAACAGCAATTCAATTGACATAATGAACACATATAAGCATTTAGGTGATTTTTCTGCTGTTGACCCGGTATATAGTAGATTAATGTGTTGCCATAATTGTGAAGTAGAATGGGTTGGATGCTGGGATAATTTTCAATGCCCAAAATGTGGTGAAGGTGAATTACCAACATATAATAATATTGACATATTGGATGATTTTAACATGAATATTCCAAAGCAAAAACAAAAATGAAAACACCACTTAAGATTTTACTTATCGGTTCATCTGGTAGATTAGACTGTATGCTTAATGCTGTACATAGAAGTAAAAGATGTACAGAAGTATATGTAATTTCAACCTTAAATAATAGTCATTATTTAGATTATTGTAAACAATTTTGTGTATTACAAGATTTATCAAATACTAATGCTATATTAGAGTTTGCATTATCAGTAAATCCTGATATTACTATTATAGGACCAGAAAAACCCTTAGAAGCAGGTATTGTTGATATATTAGAAGAAAATGGATATCCATGTGTTGGACCACATAAAGAAGCAGCAAAAATAGAAACAAGTAAGAGTTTTTGTAGGCAAATTTTAATGGATACTTTTCTTTATGTTTCACCACAATTTAAGCAATTTAGTAATAGTCAATCAACAGAAATTTTAGATTACATGCACGAGTTAGGTCAATATGTGATTAAACCAGATGGATTGATGGGTGGAAAAGGTGTACAAGTAAAAGGTGACCATTTTGAAACTGATGATGAAGGATTAGAATATGCGTTAAATATTGCATCAGATATTCTTATAGAAGAAAAGTTAATAGGCAAGGAATTTAGTCTTATTTCTTTTACTGATGGTAAAACAATTAAACATACTTTCCCCGTACAAGATAACAAACGGGCATATGAAGGTGATATAGGACCAAATACAGGAGGTATGGGGTCTATATCATATAACAATAATACATTACCATTTTTAGATGTTTTTGATTTATTAGAAGCAAAATTAATAAATTGTGCAGTTTTAACTGAGTTAAATAAACATTTAGATACACCTTATAAAGGATTTATCTATGGAGGGTTTATTAAAACAGTTGACGGGATTAAAGTAATAGAATATAATTGTAGATTCGGTGATCCTGAAATAATGAATATATTACCCATTATGAAAACTGATTTTATTGATATTTGTGAATCTATAGTTCAAGAAACATTGACTGATGATATTGAGTTTGAAAACAAGGCCACTGTATGTAAATATATTGTTCCTGAAGATTATCCAAATAGTTCGGAATGTGAAGCATTAGTGTCTAATATTCCAGAAGCAACTGATGCTGTTCATGTATTCTTTTCTTCAGTTGAGAAAATAAATGATACTGAATACCGTATGTGTGGTTCACGGGCAATTGCCATCGTTGGTATTGGTGATAATATATCACAAGCAGAAGTTAATGCAGAAAATACATGTAAACAAATTGCCGGGCCTATAAGGTGGCGGTCTGATATTGGCAAAATATGAAAATGGCAGAATTAACTGAAGAGGATTTGTTATTACATAACGAAACTTTCAATTTGTGGGAGATGGCTAATATTTCCACTGGTAAAACTGGGTTAGATATTATTGTTTGGGTTAGTTCTGGTGAAAGTTCTAAACATGCCGCACGTGTGAAAGTATGTAGTGGCAAAAAATGGAATGCTAATGAATGTTCTACAATACCAATATTTGGTATGCCTAGAATTATAGGAAATGCGAAAATTTCACAATCACAATTTTCTAATGTAGTGAAGTGGATAAAGTTAAATAAAAAGATAATTATTCAATATTGGAATAGTGAAATTACAACTGATGAAATGTTTAATAGCATATCATCGATTTAATAAAGGACAAGAATTATGCCATTAGAGTCATTATTATATATTATTTGTCACACCTATTATGGTGTTAATTATTTCATGGGCGGAAGTTGGTAGTCTTATTAAATGAGTTCTGAATATATAAATCAACAACGTAAAGATTATGCACTTTATGTATTAGGACAACGTGCGATTCCACATATAACTGATGGCTTAAAATCTGCTGCACGTAGAGTTATCTGGATAGCACGTAATGGCGAAAAATTCAAATCTGCTACTTTGGCAGGAGCCAGTCTTCAATTGCATCCACATGGCCCTCCAGAGGGGTCTATTAACACATTAGCTGGATCTTATATCAATAATATACCATTATTAACAGGATATGGATCTTTTGGTACATGTTTGAACCCGAATTCTTTTGGTGCATCTCGATATACTAGTGTTAAAGTTTCAAGATTTACTAAAGATGTAATGTTCAAAGATATCGAATTGATTCCTATGACACCTAATTATGATAACACGTTAGAAGAACCAAAACATTTTTTACCATTAATACCGATTGTATTGTTAAATGCATCTCACGGGATTGCTATTGGTTATTCTTCATTAATATTACCTAGATTATTAAATGATATAATTACACAACAAATTAGATATTTGAAGGGCAAAACCATTATTCCTTGTGTCCCTAAGATAAATTTAGGTGGGGATGGTGAATATACAGAAGATAATAAATGGATGTTTTATGGCAGTTATGATGAATTACATTCATCTGCCGTAAGGATAACATCATTACCTTATGATGTTCCACATGAAAAATATATAAACTTTCTGATAAAGCTACAAGAAGCGGGTAAAATAGTAGATTATATAGATGATTCAAAAGATAAAATTAATATAACTGTCAAATTTAAACGGGCTGATATGGCTGCAATATCAAATATGCAAAAGTTTTTAAAACTTGAAAGTCCTATTACCGAAAATATGAATATTATATGTGAAGATAAGATTGTTAATATGAATTTTGAATCTGTTATTGAATGGTTTTCAGAGTGGAGATTGACATGGTACATTAAGCGTTATGAACGATTATTACATTTATTACAAGAACAAATACAGCGTTATAAGGATGTTATTCATTCTATAAATAAGAATGTAGCTGGTGCTGCAAAGAAAACTGTATCCAGATCAGAGTTAAAAGAATATTTAGAAGCTATTAATATTGTTAATTTAGATTATATTGCTGATTTGAGCATATACCGTTTTACTGAAGATGAAAAGATTAAGACCCGAAACAAATTAGCTGATGCATTAAAACTAGAAAAAAAGTATAAAAAGATTTTAGATAGTAAACAAATGCAATGTGATATTTATATATCTGAGTTGACAGAAATATTAGAAAATAAAAATAAAGGAAAATACCAATGAAATCATATAGTGATGATATAATAGATACATCAAAATTAGAAGCAAATAATATAAAATTTAATAAAACAATAATTATTCCTCAAATAAAATTGAATTACAGGTTACTAATAGGTTCTTTTTTATTTAATTTGATATTAAATGTTATTTTATTTGATAAAATTTTTAATTTAGGGTATATCTTTTAAATTAATACGTTTTAATTTTTTAATAGTATTTGCCGCACTAGTATGTAATATACCAATTCCACCATGTTTTTTCCAAGGATCTATTTCAAGTTTGCGATCATCTATTAATATACGTCCTTTTTTAGCATGTTTATTGCCTTTTTCACCTGGATGCCCAGTTATTATATAAGGAACACCCGGAAAATATTTTTTAAGCCATACACCTTTTTGGTCAGCGGCATTATCAATAGTAACACCAGTTGCAGTGATTATAGTAGGATCATATGGTTTTATAAAATTCCATAGTTCCATAGCATCATCCATTAACGGTATGTCTTCCCAAAAACGACCACCCCTTTGGTGAAAATCATTCATTTTATCCCAAAATATTTTACGTGCTACAGGATCATTTTGACGGTTTTCATTATCTTTAATGTTCAACTTGTCTTCTACATGTTGAGCAAAGTTAGCAAGAACACCATCAATGTCAACCATAATTTCGTATTTATTAGCTAGTTCAAATAGTTTCATAAATATTAATGATTTCCTATATTAAGCTTACCCGTCATCAATTTACTCCTTCTATTTTGAATTCGTTCTTTGACTTTATTGCGGACGCGTAATCTATCATTTATTGTACGTTTTATTTTCTTACGTACATCATGTGAAGTTCTAGCACGAGCAGTAGTATTAATACCACGTGTTTCTTCATAAAACTTAGTTTCATCAAATGTATCCTCATCAGCCGGAACTGGTCTTTGTGAACCAGACCAGCCAGGAGTATCAGCAGCTTCTATAATTTCTCTTAATATCATTTATATATTTATTGATATTAATTAATTAATTGAAAAACTATCTATCACCACTAAATGCAGCCAAGATATGAAGAAGACTCACAAACAAATTGTATATCGAAACATACAAGGTAACGGTCGCCAATATGTAATTGGTTTCACCACCGTGAATGATTTCGCTGGTCTGGTACAAAATCAAACCTGACATCAACAGAATAAACATTGCCGATACACCCAGGGACAAACCTGGCATGTTGGGCACAAACATGGCTACGATTCCAGCCAGAAATGCGACCAGAATTCCAACCATTAAAAACCCGCCGATAAAGCTGAAATCCTTACGAGTAGTAAGTGCATATCCTGAAAGCCCAAGGAATATAATGCTAGTTCCACCTAACGCAGTCATAACCAGTTGTGAGCCATTACTGAATGTAGTCATATAAAGCGACAAAATAGGCCCAAGAGTTAAGCCTATAAATCCGGTTAGAGCAAAAACAAAGATAATACCAAGTCCGCTATCACTGAATTTTGATGTCAAAAATAGTAGTGCAAAATAACCTATAAGTGTTGTTAAGGGATTAAACATACCTATATTCATAGTTATGCCTAACCATGCTGTAAAAGTACTGAATAGTAATGTCATCGACAATAAACTATATGTGTTTCTTAATACTTCATTTGTCAAATGTGTTTCTGTATATTCTATTGTATTCATTTCTTTTCCTTATTTAAAATGTTAATTTTTGTGATTTTCCTTAGTACGTTAATTTGTCGTTTAACTTCATTACGATCTGAATTTTTTTCGACATTTGATAATTCTTCATAAGGAGTATCTATTTGTCTCTGCCAGTGATATACTAATTCTTTTGGAATAGTAACAGAACCATCATCATTCTTAGTTGATTTATTAAATAAAGATTCCATCCATTTAGACCAAGATATATGTTCGACATTTGATAATTCTTCTATTAAATTATCATCTATATTTATTTCTAATTTTTCTTTCATAAATTTTCCTTGCACATTTTTTCTGCTATCATTTTCATTGCTGGTGTCATATCTTGTTGTTTAATTTGAACATTGAATACAAATAATGTATCATTTTCATTCAATGCAGTATCTATGTTAGATTTGAATTGAATAGGCGAATTAATATATACGCCTGTTCCACCACACATTAAACTTGTTATTTTTTCATATTGCCAATTATGTATATCGTTAAAATTACCATCCATTATTGCACGTTCGGTAGAGTATCCTTTATTATTAAGGATTATTATAATGGGATTCATATCATATTTAACAAATGAACTTATTTCTGTACTACACATTTGGAAACTTCCATCACCTACGATTATAATAGGACGTTTATGTGGTTTAGCATATTTAATGCCTAGTGCTCCTGGAATTGAAAATCCCATAGAAGTATAATATGCCATACTTAAGAATTGTCCATGTTCAACAGGTATATCAATCATTCCAAATAAAGATTCACCTATGTCAGATATTACTATATGATCATTATTAATTTTTTGTCCTATAATATCAAATACATATTCTAAAGTTAATGTATTTGGTACATCATCAACTTTAGGCAACCACATACCAGATTTATCTTTTCCGATTAATGAAAACCAATTTTCTATTATTTTGTCGTCCTGACGTGGTATTATATTTCTAAAGATTTCGCAAAATCTTTTTACCATTTTAGGGAATTCTGGTGTAGCAAGTTGTTTTCCATTTATCGTTACACCTTCATCCATATTAATACTAATATGTGGTGTAAATGTAAATGCATCCACATCAGTATTTGTCATTCCTATAGAAATAATACAATCTGATTGATGTATAGCATTTAATACTTTTTTATTAGAACATAATTGACTCACACATCCTAATGATAATGTTTCATATTCATTTATAGTAGATTTACCTAGTATAGTAGTAAAAATAGGAATATTACATTTATTAATTAAATTAAGGATATCATCTTCTAATGAAAGTCTGAATATTTCATGTCCAACAATTAATATTCTATTTTTAGCATTTTGCATAATATTTAGCATTAATGTTATAGTCTGTTCTATATCAGTCATATAACTTGCTACTGGTGGTGGCGTTATAAAATCTACTACTTGTGCATATTGTTGACGCGTAATAGGTCTTATAATATCTTTATTAGAAAACTCTATATAAATTGGACGACTATTATATTTCATACATTCTAATGCTGTATGAATCATAAGCATATTTTGTCGGATATCAGTGGAATCCAATGTTATAGCATAACATGTAATTTTAGAAAATATTTCTTTTTGTGTAAGATCATTATTGATAGTATGATGTTTATTTGGATTTGTGATTAAATCTTCTTGTGAAGGTTTACCTGTTATAATTACTACTGGCGATCTTTCTGCATATGCACCGGCTATAGCATTTATAACATTCATTGCACCCACAGAATATGTTACACATACTGCACCACATCCTTTTACCCTAGCATAGGAATCAGCAGCATATCCAGCAGAATCTTCACGGGAGACACCCACATATTCAACATGCTGATTTTTTTCTATTTCATTTATGAAATTAAGTGTATAATCACCTGGAATACCAAAAATATGATCTACACCATATAAATTAAGCTGTTCAATTAAAAAATGTCCTAATGACATGGCATTTGCTCCTATAATGCAAATCCGTTGCAAAAGTTAATTTTAATTTTTTACGTTTAAAGCTTCTGTTGAGTTACTAGTTGTTGTGCACCATATATTAGGTTGCCATGGTTTTTCACCAATTTTCAAAGGATTTGGATCAACAGGCATTATAGTTGGTATATAGGGGGATGATGGTGATGTTAATGATGGTAAAGGAATCATTTTATAATCTATAGTTTCTTTCATTGCTTCTATCATTTTAATTATTTTAATAGTATCGTCAGATGTTAATGATTGACCATTTTTTCCTGCTAAAAAACCTTTTAACCATACTTTCATTTCGTTACTGTTTAATATTTCTGCCTTAAAAGGATCAGTTTTAGATTCTTCTTTTAGCATGTGTTCTAATTCTGTTGCTATTTTTGACATTGTTATTCCTTATATTTTGAAAACGATGTTACACGGGTTTCGCGTTCTGGTATTATATTCATTTGTGCATTAACATGTTCTAGTGTAGATTTAATGGTACTTAATTGAAAACAAACGTCTTTTTTTATTTCCACAATAGAGTTTTCCATATCGAAAAACTTTTTTTCTAGTGTATCCATTTTGGTTATCAATATCGTCTGTTGTGTCAAAATTTCTTTAAGTAATTCTGCATTTTTCATAATATTTAAGTATCCCAATCACACCCATAGGCCGGAATTCATTCTATGTGATAATGGTGATGAATAATCTTTAAAATCCCAATCCCAATAATAATCTTTCATTTTTAAATCTCCACTTTTGTATTATAGCATATAATATGTCTCTTTGCAACATTATTATTGCCATGGCGTAATTGTATTTATAACGAAATGTGTTTGAATTCATTTTCCCAAATTGTTACTAAATTATATCCTAATTTTTTAATTTTTTGTTCACGTTGCATGGTTTTTATATATAAATTTCCGGCACACTCATCAGAAAATGGATGACATTGTTCATCTTCATTATATATTTCTAAATTGCCATGCCAACAATCACCATAAAATTCATAAACTGTATTATTGGCTTCACAATATCCATCAGCTTTATAATTTGTAGTGGGAATATTATATTCACCTTTGTTCTCTGCGTGCTGAATGAATATTCCCTTTTTTTTCATTATTGTTTCTAGCCAAAATATAGAACTTTGTGAATAAGTATTTTTTGAACATTTTGGGCAATTAGCTTTTCCATTAATATGACTATCTGGGGTTTGTAAAAATTCCCCATGTTTTTTACATATAATTTTTAACTTATTTTTAATACCTGTATATTTTTCTTTATATTCATATTTATTACCATGAATTAACTTTGCTCTGTGTATAAAATGTTTACTATTAAAAAGTATATTATTTTTTAAATGTTGTCTACTACATAATGGACAGCCCTGTTTATTTAAATGTGAATTTGGTGTTTGTAAAAATTCTCCGTGTTCTTTACATATAATTCGTATTTTAGTAGTGGCATTAACATATTTATCAGGATATTCATATTTGTTATTATGTCTCAATCTTGCTTTTTGTATAAATTCTTTTGTTGTTGGTTTATAAACGCCAGAGCATTTTGGACAGTTATTATTTAATAAATGATTATAGGGAATTTGCCAAAACTCGCCATGTTTTTTACATATAATTCTTAATTTAGTATTACTATTAATATAAACTGTTTTTGAATAATCATATTGTTTTCCATGTATTAATGTTGCTTTTTGTATAAATTCTTTTGTTGATAATTTTTTACTACCACCACATTTATTACAACCACATCCTGATAAGTGCTTATTAGGTGTTTGCCAAAACTCGCCATGTTTTTTGCATATAATTCTTATTTTAGTTGCAGAATTAATATATGGGTCTGGATATTCATATTTGTTTGTATGTTTTATTTGTGCTTCTGTAATAAATTGTTTTGTTGTTTTCATTTATAATTCGAAATTGTCAAATGTATTTTCGTCGATGTCTGATTTTAAACCACCTCCTTGTATATATGTTGAGATTTCGGTTTCCATGGGTGCTACTTGTTTATTATCTGATTTTAAGTAGTTATTTGTCCAAGATAACGGATTATGTGGTTGATTATATTGCTGTTTTAAACCTATGGTTCTCATACGTTTATTTGCCATATATTCTACATAATCACATAATAATTCGGTATTTAAACCTATCATGGCAGCATCTTTAAATAAATATTTTGCCCATGCTTTTTCTTCATTTATTGCATCATCATACATTTTATAAACAAAATTTTCGTTTTCTTTAACGATTTTAATAATATCAGTATCGGTTGAAAGTCGATAATGTTTAATTATGTTTTGTGTTGTAGCTAAATGTATATTTTCATCACGAGCAATTAACTCAATTATTTTAGCATTTCCTTCCATTTTTTTTAATTCACAAAATGCCCATGAACATGCAAAAGACACATAAAATCTGATACCTTCTAGTATATTAACTGATATCATAGTTTTATATAACAATTCTTTCAATATATAAGGTGTTATAGTAATAGTTAATGACTTACCAGTTTCTTGCATGACAGTAAAAGAGCCATAGCCAAATAAATTATACATAGATGAATATTTAATTAATTCGTCATAATATTTTGTTACTGATACTGTTCTTTCTGTAATTTCCTTAATATTTGTTATATTATCAAATACTTCACTGGGATTAGGAATCAAATTTCTTATAATATGAGTATAACTTCTTGAATGTATTCCTTCGAAAAATGACCAAGTTTCTATTAATGTTTCAAGTGTTGGATCAGAAACAATAGGTAAAAATGCTATATTTGGTGCTCTACCTTGAATGCTATCAAGAAGAATTTGGTATTTTAAATTTGATAAAAAGATATGCTTTTCGCCGTCAGATAATTCCTTAAAATCTTTTTGATCTTTGGTAAGATCCACTTCTTGTGGTAACCAAAAAAAACCTAATGATTTATCTATTAATTTTTCAAAAATAGGATATGATTGTACATCATATCTTGCTATATTTGGTGTTTCGCCAAAAAATATAGGTTGTTCTAAATGTGATTTTTTATTTTGTTCAAATACTTTATACATAATTTGTTTCGTTCCTATTTAATTTATACACCAAATTTGGTTTCCACAATCCCATATTCTTCTATAATTATTTTTTATCATATTATGGAATTCAGAAACATTTTCATCATATATTTTGAGTTTTGTTTGTAATTTATGTTTTTGAAATTCTAACCTAGAATGAAATGTTAAATCCGGTAATTTTATATAAAAATAATTTGGTGGCGTATTTCCCATATATTCGAATCCTAATTTCTTATATAAATTGCCATTACTTATTTTTAAATCTGAATAACTTATTATTGTCCCCGATTTTGTTTTTTTAAAATATGCTAATAATCTACTTGCACCACCTACTACATTATGATATTTTTTATTACAAAATCGTAACAATTCCCAATCATATTTTTTATTAAATCTGGATTTCCCAAATGTCATTATAGACATTAATTCATTTTTATAATATAATCCAATATGTTTGCCATTTATCTTACCTTGTAAATGATTAAGTTCTAAAAAAATAGATGCTTCATTATTTTCAACAATATTTATAGTACATTTTCTAGCATAAATTGTTTCAGATATTTTTATAATTTTATTTAATAATATAGATTTCCAAATATCTTTCTTTCTACTATCTAACCATTCATTTTCAAAAATATGATATAAAGTTATATTTTTTTCTAAACATTCTTTTGTTTTATTTACATGATAAAATTTATCTTCCATCAAATAATTATTCAATTTTTCTGATGAACTTTTTCCATAAGAATGATATAAAACACCATTATATTCTATCCCTGTATTAATATCGGGTAAAAATATATCAATTTCTTTTTTTGAATCGAGAATAGTACGACAATTATTAATTATTCTTTTGTCATAAAATTCTTGCAAAAATTTTGATATTAGAATTTGTTGTTTTGATTGTGAAGGATGACAGTTTTTACAAAATATATTTTCTAAATATGCACTATCTTTATAATTACATATATTACATTTATAATCTATAAGTGTTTGTGTATTATAATTAGCTACATATTCATTAGATGAAAGTAAAACAGTTATATCATCCTTTAATAAATTTTTTTTATACATGTCAAACAAGGAAATTTTATTGGGTTTATCACGTAATCTTTTTGCTATTCCAATACAACTTATACCATATTGTTCTTTTTGGTTCTTAATTAATGTAGAATGATTTTTTCCATTTATTTGATATAAATTTTTTCCATCAATTATGGTATTTTTCATTGTTCTTTTTGTTTTTTCGCCAAGTTTTTTAAATCCTGTTTTACCCTCTTTATTTACCTGTGATAATGTTTTTAATCTATTTTTTGTATTAATTTGTAATGGTGTTATTCCTTCTTCATTTGGAATATTTTTGGTTATATTTGCTTTTTCTGCACGTATTTTACCTTTTTTACCTTTCAATGATTTGTTCACACATGCATTACTACAATATTTTCGCGGACCTTTTAATCCCGGCTTAAATGTTACAGGCTTTTCTTTACAGTATGTACATAAAGGAACTTCTTTTATATTATTAAGCACACAATATAATCGTTCTAATGTTGTGGGATTTGATAAAAATGAAGAATTATCTATTAAATATTGATGTAATACTTTATTAGATAATATTTTTTTAGGCATTCCTAATGGCTTTCCTTTAGATATTTCTATTAGAATATTTTTCATTAATCATGTTCCCAAATGACAATGCACATAATCATTTTCCCAAATTGTTACTAAATTATATCCTAAGTTTTTTATTTTCTGTTCACGTTGCATGGTTTTTATATATAAGCTACCGGCAGATTCATCAGAAAATGGATGACATTGTTCATCTTCAGTATATATTTCTAAATTGCCATGCCAAATATCTCCGTAAAATTCATATATGGTATTAGTTTCTTTACAATATCCATCTGCTTTATATTTGGTTCCTGATATTGAATATTCATCACCATTCTCTGCATGTTGAATATGAATATTTTCTTTTTCTGCTATTTTATTCATCCATTTTATAGAAATTTTTGAGTAATAATGTTTATTACAGTTGGGACAGCCATTTGATTGATTTGTATGATATTCATCAGGATATTCATATTTGTTATTATGGATGTTATTTGCATTTGTAATAAAAATAGAGGTATCATGTGTTCTATTTAGTGCTAATTTTTCTAATGTACATTTTTGGCAATTATGACCACATAGATGATGATTTGGTGTTTGCCAAAACGCACCATGTGTTTTACATATAATTCTCATTTTGGTTGAAGAATTAACATATTCATCAGGATATTCATATTTGTCTTTATGTATATTATATGCTTTTTCGATAAATTCTATTGTTGATAGTTTTTTATTTTTAACACATGATGGACATCCTTGTTTATTTGTTATATGTGATACAGGTCTTTGCCAGAATTCGCCGTGTGTTTTGCATATAATTCTTATTTTGGTGTAAGAATTAACATATTCATCAGGATATTCATATTTGTCTTTATGTATATTATATGCTTTTTCGATAAATTCTATTGTTGTCCACTTTCTCATAATTATATTGCACAGGCACCACCAGCACATCCATCATTATTATCTTCTGATGAAGTCTCTAATACTTCTTCACGTAAATCTCTAGTTTGATGGTAATAAAAATTCTTTATTCCTATTTTGTATGCATATAACATGTCTTTTAATACTTCTGATGTTGGTATTTTACCTTCATCATAATTACTAGGATCATAATTAAAATTGCATGAAATAGATTGATCAAAATATTTTTGCATAATAGCCACTATTTGATGATATCCTGTATTACTTTTCATATTCCAAAGTAGTTCATATTTATTTTTTAAATGAATATAATCTGGCACAACTTGTTTTAAAACACCGTGTTTCATTTGTTTTACGGTAATAAATGAACGGGGTGGTTCTATTCCATTCGTAGAATTAATTACTAATGAAGAACTTTCACATGGCATCTGACATGATAAGGTGGAATGACGCATACCAGATTCCTTTATTTCATCTCTTAGTGCTTCCCAATCATAATTATATTTTCTACCATTAGTTAATACATCGACATTTTTATTGTATGTGTCTATTGGTAATATACCTTTTGAGTATTTGGTACGATCAAAATATTCACATGATCCAAATTCTCTAGCTAATTTACATGATGCTTTAATTAACCAATATTGGTGTGCTTCTGATACTTCATCAACCAAACGTAAAGCCCTACCATCGCTATATTTAACATCATTTTTTGCTAAAAAATATGCTAAGTTAGTGAACCCAATACCTAATGACCTTCTTTTTGTTGCTTTTTCTGCTGCTGGGACTGGATAATCTTGATACGAAAGTATGGAGTCTAATATTCTGACAGCAATTTCATTAATTCGTTCAAACTCATTTAAACTTTTTATTATCCCAAGATTCACGGCACATAAAGTACAAAGTCCAATTTCACCTTCTGGATCAACTACATTATTCATTGGTGTAGTAGGCAAGCTAATCTCTTGGCATAAATTACTCATGTGAATCGGGTCAAGAAAAGAACTATGATCATTAGCATGATCAATATTCATTATATAAATTCTCCCAGTTTCGGCTCTTTCAGTAGCTAATAATGAAAATAATTTTTTTGCTGATATTTTTTTCTTCATAATACCAGTTTTTTGTTCATAATGAAGGTATAATTCTCTGAACTTATCCTGATCTATAAAGAATGCTTCATATAAATCTTTTACTTCATGGGGCGAAAATAGTGTTATATCTTCGTTTTTTAATAATCTTTCATAAAATAGTCTACATATTTGAATACTATAATCCAGTTTTCTAACACGATTATCATCGGTTCCTTTATTATTTTTAAGAACTAAGATATCTTCAATCTCATAATGCCATATCATTGTATGTAGTGTAGCTGAAGCGTTTCTAACTCCACCTTGATTAACAGATTTAACTGAAGATTCAAAATATTTATAGAATGGTGTAATACCCGTATGATATGCATCACCAGCCCTTATAGAAGACCCTAGAGCACGAATTCTTCCTGCACCTATACCAATGCCTGCCTTGCTTGCAACATACTTTACAATAGAACCTGACGAAGCTATAAGGCCATCTAAACTATCATCAGTTTCAATCGTGACACAGCTACTAAATTGTTTTTGTGGTGTTCTCAATCCTGCTAATATTGGTGTAGATAAACTAATTTCAAATTTAGAAAAAGAATCATATGCTTCTTTTATATATTTTAGTCTAGTATCTATAGGATAATCTTTGAATAATGTAATAGCAATCATAATATACATGATTTGTGGTGTTTCAAAGACTGTATTTTTCACACGATTTTGTGCAAGATATTTTCCAATTACTTGTTCTATACCAGCGTAAGTAAAATGAAAGTCTCTTTTGTGTTTAATTATTTTATCTAATTTCCCCCATTCGTCATCATTAAATGCGTTTAATATAGTTGAATCATAAATTTTTCTTTTTGTATTATTTTTCACCACTTCATGAAGTGGAATAGGCTGAAATTGCCCAAAAATCTTTTTTCTAAGGTCAAATAATCGCAATCTTGCGGCGACATATGTATAATTGGGTTGTTCTTCTGATATTAAATCTGCCGAAGCTTTAACCATAACTTCATGAATATCTTCGGTTTTCATTTTGTTGCAGAATTGAATGCTCGAACGCATTTCAATATCTGATGGTGACACATTTGTTAGTTCTTCACAAGCCCAAAAAACACATTTATGAATTTTTTCAATATCTAATGTTTCTTGACTACCATCTCTCTTTATGATACTGATTTCTTTCACTTTTTCTCCTTATTGTTATTATTATGTCCTTGAAATCATTATAGTTTTTTTATTTACTATATTTGGTATGGTTTCTACCATTAGCGATTTCAGGTAAATCTATTTATAATTTTTCATGTATTATACATGTTTTTTTTGATTGCGTCAAATACTTGACGTACAAAATTATATATGCTATAATTATCATTTATTTAGGAATTATTATGTCTGAAAAAAGTAGTTTAGATGAGTTTAATGATAGTATTGACGAAAAATTAGTTAGTAATATAGGAATAGAAAGAATTGCTCAATTGGTGTATAATGGACATTTATCAAATGGATTTTTAACTTTTTCGAAAAAATTTATGGTATTAGCTTATAATCATACCACGGAACAGTCAAAATCTTATGATTTATCAATATGGTGGTCTAAAAAAGGCAAATTAGAATATGGATATACGGCATTTTCTTCTTGCATTCAAGGAATACATGTACCAACATTGACTGTTGAACATGTTGAAAATACTACGTATCAATTTGTATTTAAAATATTAGCACACGTTAATATAACCGACAACACGAAATGGAGTTTTAAGGCAACAGAACTTTCATCAATTTCTATTTGACATTACTAAATTCTTTTGCTATACTTAAATTTCTTTCACACATAGGATATAAAAATGGAAAATGTAGTTGCAGTTACATCTATTGGGTTTGCTACACTTCACGCAACTGAGGTATGGATAAATATTGATCCTAAAAAACGTAAACGTGAGGTCGTATTATATAAAGATAATATGTGTGAACGCTTCGAGCGACGGATTTGTTGGTTTCAGAATCCTCCTTCTTTTAATGATTCTACTATTGTGATTGATGGTAGGAAATATAATCTAAACTGGGTGGCAAATTATTATGAATAATACCGAAATTGTTGAAAAACATCTTAATGAAGCAAAAGAACTATTGACAGACACAAATTTTTCTGTACCCTGTTTTCAAAACAACTATGAAAAATATATTGCATGGTTTAATGAACAGACTAAGGGTGGTGATATTGAAAGTATTGTCATTCGTGGTATAGGGACTTATTAAAAATTTTTATGTGGTTAAAGTGATGAAAAAATTTACTGACATTGAATCATTCAAGCATATTGTAAAGGCTGTTCGTATTCGGCATAGATATAATCATGATAATGATAATTTTCCTACTATTAGTTTTACTGGTACAGTAAAATTACATGGAACAAATGTAGGTGTTCGTAGATATTTTGATCATAGTACAAATAGATTTTCTTATGAAGCTCAAGGAAGAAATGATCCTTTAACCATAAAAGATGATAATTATGGGTTTGCTAAATTTGTTAGTGAAATTCCAATTAAATATTGGGATTCTTTATTTAATACAATAGATAGATGGAATAATTATGATCCAACTAAAGTTGTAATTACTATTTTTGGTGAGTGGATTGGAAAAGGTATTCAAAAAAAGGTTGCTGTATCCAAATTAGATCCTAAACAATTCGTTATATTTGATATACATGTTTTGTATGATAATAATTCTGGCAATTATCTAACTAACGAAAAGTTTTTTCAATTCCCGATTATGACATATCCCGTTTATAATATTTTGAATGCAGATACATATGAAATAGAAATAGATTTTAATAATCCTGAAATAGCAGCAGAAAAATTAACAGAACTTACTTTAAATGTAGATGTGAAATGTCCTTGGGGTAAATTATTTGATATTGAAGCTCCAGGTGAAGGGATTGTTTGGCGACCAGATAATGGAAAAGATACAAATTTATATTTTAAAACAAAAGGATCGTCACATAAAGTTACCAAAGAAAATAAGTTAATTCCTGTTGATCCTGAATTAGTTGCTAATATTGAACAATGTGTAGATGTTATTTTAACTAATGTACGTTTAGAACAAGGGTGGACGGAACTTTTTACAAAGGTTGCTGTCGAACCTGATATAAAGCACATTGGCAACTATCTTAAATGGGTTGGTCAAGATTGTAAAAAAGAAGAAATGATTACAATTGTAGCTAATAATTTAACATGGCGTGAAGTTTCAAAAGAAATTATGCGGCGTGCGAAAGAATACTTCTTAAGAGAACTTCCAGAATTCTAAAGAAGTTATAACATCCCCCCTTGCACTGCAATATGGGGTTTAAAAATACGACATTGGAGTATAATTATGTCTGATATACATAATAAACCATTTAGGCGTAATAAACCAAAGATGGTAACACAAGAAGAAATAGAAGCATCATTGCCTACAACTTTATCTTTTTTAAATAATAGTTTTGCAAAGGCAATGCGTACTTTCCCTAGTAAGAATAACGTTGTTGGCGAACCATTATACGATTTTCAAGTAAGATTTTCGTATTTGTTAGACGATATTCAACGTGGACCTGTTTATATTGTTTCTAAACGGATTGCGGAAGCTAACTCATTAATAGCTGAAGTTACTGGGTATACTAGGTAGTTGTTGTGGGTAAATGGGGAGTTATGACTCCCCATTTATTTTATACTTTAGGATAAGCCCAAACAATTGCGTCTACCGCAGCTTCATCAATGGCAGCATCTACATCGGCATAATAAAGATACAAATCATCTTTCATTTTACCAATACGGTCAACACCTTCATCATATACTGCTTTGATTTCAACTGGTGTATGCGAGACACGCTTTTTAATACCACCATCCATAACAGTAAAATTTATATTAATTGTAGTACCACTGGCACCAAGTAGGTTTCGTTGATCTTGTGGTGCACTTTCATAATCAAAAGGCGAGGCAACATCAGAAGCAATCACAACAGTTGAAGTAAAACCACTTATAATTTCATCATGACACGCACCTTTAAGTTCTGATTTTTTTGCATCTTTTATTTCAGATAAAAGCATGAATGGATCAGCGGTATTTGCACCCACATCACGCCATTCCACATAATCATTCCAATCACGATTGCCTGGAGCATTTGGAATGCTACGATTATTTACTTCTGTATCCGTAACACCATTTACTTCTTGTTCAGTAACGGTAGTGCCACGGGAATTATATTTATATTTTGCCATTTTGTTCTCCTATTAATTAATATATGTATTTATTTATAAATATATATTTAAAAGGGATTTAAAATGGCAATAGCAGCAATTACACATATAATTTTTGAAATTTGTTCAGTTTTTCTTCTTATGATTTTATTTTATATTAATTATAAAAAAATAAAAGGTGCATATTCTATTATAATGGCAATGGGGTTTTTAACGGCATCTGTATCAGATATTATTCATATAATATTATCAATTTTTTCTACAGAATATTGGGGTACTTTTTCATGGACATTTTCTAGGTTTTCGTTGATTTTCTGCTTTTTAACAATATCTATTATACCAAAAAAAGTTCAAAGTTGGGATTCTATGTTATTATTTTTTATTGGTGTTTTACCTATAATTTTATTATCTATAGGTGTTGTATTATACTCATATGATATATTTAATCTTGGATATCACCACTATGAATTTATTCATAGACCAATTGATTTTATATTAATGTTGTTGTGGATAGGGGCGGCCATTATATTATATAGAAAAAGAATATATTTATTTCCACCATATACGTTTATACCATTTATGTCATTAGGCATATTATTACACACAATTATGGCATTTGCTTCAATTAATAACTTAGATTTGGGTTTTCAAATAGCACATGTATTTAAACTTATAGAATATAGTTCTCTTATAGGTATTTATTGGATAGTATTAAAATTGGCAAAAACTGACAAGGCCATATTATGAAAAATGAAGAATTACATACGATAATTAAAGAAAAAACTGGTGGTATTACCGTTAAGGATATTTTAACTATAACAGTTTCTACTTTAATAGGATTAGGAGGGTTGGTAACTGGGTGGGTTAACTTAAATAGCAATCAAGTACGTCTCGAAACTAAAGTTATTATGAATGAAAAATATAATACTACAAGGTTTAAAGAATTAAAAACTACAGATCGTTATATAAATACATTTATAGAACGATCTATGAAAGAACAAACACAATCAAATAAAGAATTACAAGATCAAGTAAATGAATTGGAAAGAACCCTTTCAGAAATGTATCGCAGTATGTCTCATCGTAAGTAATATTTTTATATATTATAATGTTTCATATGCTACAACTAATATAATATATCCGAAACAGCAGTTTCACGATTTGGATGTTATAATTATGCGTAATATATTTACTCGCAAAATGACGAAATGGTATAATGGACATATAATTACCGTATATACTAGACCTTTTAATTCTATAATTCATAAAAATTTTTTATGGGAATGGTTTCAAATAACCAGTTATAGATACAAACAATTACTTGAATCACGTACATATACGGGTCAATCATCTGGTGTAAAATTTGCTAAAACAGATGACGAAATGTTATTAAAAGTTTCATTGACACCATTTTCTATAGGGTATTTATCTAGTTTAAATAAATTTGCTATACATGGTGAACACGGAAATATTACAATAATTAAATTGGATAATATATGAAAAAAATAATATTTTTTTTGTTGTTGTCATTTCCATTTAATATATTATCTGATGAATGTAATAGTACATTTTTACAAAATATAAAATGTAATACAGATTTTTTTGCGTATGCAGGTTATGAATATATATTATCTTCCGCAGGCAGACCGTTAAAACCTAGACCAATAGCAGGGTTTTCTGTAAATTATAGTCCACATGATTGGTTGCGATTTACATTAGCTATGAATTTAGAAGATACTTATAATATAGATGATATTTTAACATTTGGGTTTTTAACATTAACACATAAATTTGATGAAAATTGGGGTATTAAACTTCGAACCGGAAGAATTAAAAATCAACATGGATTATATAATGAAATTCTTAATAACCCATTGTTACGTCCTACATTAATTCCGGCACAAGGAATATATTTTGAACCATTACGTTCTTTGTTTCAAAGCGTTAATGGTATAAGTTTAAGTGTTTTATATAATGATTTTGAAGTAGGATATACAATAGGTTCACCAAAAGTTATCAATTCTTCGCTTGTTGCTAGATTTTTGTTGAATACAGACGAAGTAAAATTAACAGAAAATTTTGGTGATATACAGAATTTTTTCTTTAATTGGCGTTCTAGTAATAGTTATTGGACAATACGAGGGAATCATACTATATCAAGGATGTCACCTACTGGAAATAATGTTAATTCTGTTGCAGACCAAGATTATACACAATTAGGTATAATATACGATGGTAACGGATGGAGTTTTTCAGCAGAAGTAATGAATGTTAGTATACCACAAGAAAAATTCTTTGATAGTGCTTATGCTTTTTCTTTATTTCTTGACTATGATATTAATGAACGGTGGCAAGCATATATAGCATATAATCAATTTAAAGTGGCACATAACAAATATGCTCGCTTGACTGTTGATACGAAAAATGATAGAATAAACTCTTTATATGCACGTGATATTAGCATAGGAAATAAATTTTATTGGAATAATTTTGTTTTAGGTGCAGAAATTCATCTGGTCGAAGGTGCGGTTTGGTTGCCATTAAAAGAGCAACAAAGATTTAATCATAATAAATGGATTTATGGTGCTGTGCAACTTTTTTATTATTGGGATTAAAAACACTTGACATGTTAAATTTAATCATGTAGAATGTATCACATAGATTAATATTAAATGACTAAGGGCGGGATGCTATTGGGGTAAATCAGTCAGATATAGGACTGGTAGGTAAGAGCGAACGGTTGGGGGCTACTTACTACGGATTGCAGTATAAAATCACATGATTTTTAAATTATGCTTAATTATTGAGCGAATGGGTCACCAATTTGGGTGACCCTTTTTTTTAAATAGCTTTTATAGATATTATTGTTGCATCTTTAATACTATCAACATTAGATTCATCTAGTGCCGCATCAATATCTCTTTTTCCAGTGAATGTAATAGCTTCTATTTGGGAAAATTTATCAACACATAATGTTTTTGCAGCAATAATTCTATCAGTTACAATTTGTCCTGAATCTCCAGTTAAGGTTGATTCTTGATTAATATAAGGATAAGGTGCTAGATTAGTAGGATATCCGGCAGCTTTATGATCTACAGCCTCCTCATATTTATCTGTATATGCCATTGCTTTACCTGAACCATAAGTAATAAACTCAAGTTTTTTAGTTTCTGATTCATTTTCTATTACAAATTTAGCTGTAGTTTTATAATCAATTAATTGAATTGCGTCAGTTTGTGGTATATTTCCAGCATCTAACCATTTTTGATATTCTACGCGATCCCGGTTATTGATATCATCAGGAATAATGATATTTTTAATTTCATCACGGATATTACCATCTAATGTTATATAATACATATTTTATCCTTTTATAATTCCGAATCTGCCGTGAATTGTAATTCCCATACTCTGGTATCATCAGTAGTTATTGCTATGCTATTAATTATTACATTTCGCATACCATTAACACTTGGCACTACACTGTTAACAATATAATTACCATTATTTGTACCTTGTGCAAGTCTGATTCTATTAGCAAGTGTTGAAGAAGGTGAATATATTACTAAAGTTGGTATTACGCGTTTTCTTGTATTGAATGTATGTGATAGGTGTACTGCACCATTAACAAGAAGAACAGAAGAATCATATGATGTTATTACTCCTAATGTAGTTATTGTGGGTGCTAAAGTTTCTAATTCATATGATTTTTCATAATATCTTTGACATAATGCTACTTCTTCAGTTAATGTTCTATGTTCAAAATCATTAACAATATTCCCTATTTCTAATTGAACTTTAGTTAAACGAAATTCATTGTTAATAGTATCACTAAGATTAATCTGATTTATTGTATGGTCAAAATTTCCTGTCTGCCATATATTAGGTGTTGTTTGAAAACTACTACCCGAAGTTAATACAAAACTTACACGTAAACCGATTCCAATATCATAATTCCATGTACCACCTGTCTCAGTAAATGGAACAGTTATAAATTTTTGTTCCCATGTGTTAATAGCGTCAATTGTATATTCCGCTACATATGAACGATCTAGGCCGTCATTTTTAAATGACACACAATATGTTCCAATTTTATTAGATTTAACCCAAAAAGATAATGTAGCAGTTTGTCCTACTATAGAACGGTATACATTACCTTCTATTCTTTGTGTTATATTAGCATTATCAGTTGGTGCTAAAACACCATTTGCTGTCGTTACATTAACAAAAGATGAATATAAACTAGATTCATCTGGGGTGTCTACACTTCTATTAATGTCAATAACTTGCGTTCCTGTGGTTTCCCATACCCAACGATCTGCATTATATGTATTAGTAGGTATTGAAACAAATGAAGTGCCTCGTTGCCATATATCAAAATTACCATTTATAATAAGGTTATTAACTCCCGTATTAAATGAAGGAGTTATACTTGTTGTTACGACAATAGATACCACATCATCTGCTATTAGCGGGTCATTTATAGTTACAACTAATCCATCAGTAGCGACAAAATCAGTAGGTATTAATTTGATGCCATTAACGTAAACAGATACACTACCAATTTGATAGGTTAATGTGTTACTGTTATCATCCAGTCCAGAAAATGCTGATTGTCCAAGAACAGCAGTATAAATAAATTCGAAAAAGTCTGGAGCAATCGGTGCAGGAGTTGTGCTTGATACTGCGACAATAGAAACTGCATCATCTGTTATCAACGGATCGTTTATAGTTACAACTAATCCATCAGTAGCGACAAACTCAGTAGGTAGTAATTTGATACCATTAACATGAACGGATACACTACCAATTTGATAGGTTAATGTGTTACTATTATCATCTAATCCAGAAAATGCTGTTTGTCCATCAGTAGCCGTAAATATAAATTCAAAAAAGTTTGAACCACCGCCACCACCGCTATTAGCGTCCACATAGGCTTTGTTAGGGATATCATTAGGATCAAGAACCAAATTTTCATATCCTGGGGTATCTACTGATAATGTACCATCATTTTCAACTTCAAATAGTTTAGTAGCTAATAATGTGTTAGTTGCGGCTTTACCTACAGTAAATGAACCTGTGCTATTATTAGTACTATCAAATAAAATACATAATGTATTGTCAGTGGTTATTAAACTATCATTTATAAATCTTAAATCAGGTGCAATAGTAGAATCATTTTGTCCCTCACCAAAAAACATGTATGGAACTGGTGGTGAACCTAATGCAGTTGAAAGTTGGACTACACCAAGATTATTAATTCTTAATATTTCATTTGCAGTAGATGTATATGATCCTTTAGATATGATAAAATCACCAGATGCACCAGCACCACCATAATTTATGCGATAATCTGTTCCGGCAGATCCTAAAAATTCAGTAAGTGTTCTAATATCAGAACCATTTGTATTTGAACCTTGACTTTCGCCTATGAACAAATATTCTGTTAATGTTAAGTCAGAAAATTTTAATACACCTTCGATTGCACCAACACCACTGGTTCCATCACCGGATAAATCTAACTGAATTGATTTTATTTGAGTTGCCATAGTGTTCCTTTTATCTTATATTTATAATTCCGCATCTATTACTAAATGAAAAATTAAAACGTTTGCAAGTGTTGGTGGAGATGTTACACTTATTTCACCCATGTTTTTTGTATTTACTCGAAGTCCAACTACACCTCTATTAATAGTATTATCACGAAGTTGTCCTGGTGTTCCAGTTACGGGATTATAAAAAGTTATGGTTGGTATAACTCTTTTTTCAAACCAATTATATGTAAATGGATAATTAAATGCCCCCGTAGATCGTACTGAATATTGCCCCAATGATACAATACTGCCAGGTATTTGATCGATATCGTATGATTTTTCATAATATCGGTGACATAATATTAATTCTTCAGTAAAAGTACGTAAGTCAAAATCAGATGCTATTCCACCACTCTCTATTTGAACTTGTGCAATATCAAATGTACCAGATTGCTGTCCTAATGCATTAGTTCTTGCATCATTATTAGATCCTGATTCAAACCAAAATACTAGTTCTAAGAAATTATCATTATTAGTTCCTATTGTTTTTCCTGATATTGATGGTACATTAAACGTTGCAGTAAATTTTTGCCAATTCGTAGTTAATGCATATGTTGTTACACCAATACCTGTTATAGTAGTAGATGGCGTTCCACCAGTTCCAAACTCTTGTCTTAAATCTGATGCTATATTTTTGGGGGCATCTGACTTAGCATAAAACGATAAAGTTACTTTTTCCCCTGCATGGGTAGAAACATTTTCTATTTTAGTTAATAATGATGCATAATTTCCTGTGCCTACTACAGAAGTTACAATATTTCTATGAAAATGTGTTGCTTTTAGTATATCACCCGGAAGGATAGTTTCTCGTGATGGGGTCATTGTTGTACCCACACTTTCATTTGCCCATCTATCTGACAAATATCGTGTACCAGTACCAGCAATTAAACTAGTTCCTCGTTGCCATATATCGAAATTACCATTAATAATAGTATTCTTTGTTGTTTGCTTATTTGCATAATCTGAAAGTTCTCTTGATTTCCCCATACTTTTATTCCTTTATAATTCTATTGCATTTGCTGATGGTGAACTTGTTACAGTAATACTAACCATATTTTTAGTACCTATAATGTTTGCAGTAACACCTCTATTGGTAGATCCATCCCGAAGTTGTCCTGTTGTACCAGTTACAGGATTATAAAAAGTTATCGTAGGTATTGTTCTTTTCTCTATCCAACGATAATCAGATGGGTAGGTAGAAGCACCAGTAGACCGTACTCCTATTTCACCAGTTGTAGTCCCTGTACCAGGTACAGTACTTATATCGTAAGTTTTTTGATAATATCGTTTGCATTTAGTTAATGTATCGGCAATAGAAGATTCTTCAAAATCAGTTTCTAAACTACCAATTTCTAATTGAACTTGTGCAATTGCAAAATCATTTGCCGTCGAATCTGCATGATTAACTTGATTTGTACTTGCTAGAAAATTTCCTGTTTGCCATGTATTTAACGTACTAGTAGTATATGTTGATCCTGAACCCAAGCCGAAAATCACATCCAAACCACGGCCATTAGTAAAATCCCATGTTCCATTGGCAGAATCATTTAATAATACAGTTACAGTTTTCTT